GGGAAGTGGACAGTCGCTGATCCACCTCTAATGCCGTTTTGAGTGCAACATCTGACAGTTGCTTCAAACTTTTTGAGGAACGGTACAACACCTGTGTGTTGAACTTCGCCGCCCCTGATTTTAGCGTTGATCCCACGGATCCTACCTGCGTTGATACCAATCCCAGCCCTTTGTGCGACATAACGACCAATGGCCATATCAGAAGTAAAAATACTATCCAAGGTGTCGTCACAGTCAACCAAAACACAAGACGCAAACTGCCGAAGAGGGGTGCGAACTCCTGCCATGATAGGGGTGGGGATGTTGATTTTGTGTCTACTCGTTGCTTCGTAGTATCTTCGTACATAGTCTAACCTCGTGTCCTTTGGATAGTCTTGGAATAGTGTTGTAGCAATCATTATGTACATGAACTGAGGAGTCTCATAGACCTCCCCACTGCTACGATCTTGTACAAGATATTTATCCGCTACTTGTCTAATACCTGCATATGTAAACAAATAATCTCTCTCATGATCAACAAAACTTTCGATCGTTTCCCACTCAGATGCGTTGTACTTATCAATAATTCCTGCGTCATATACACCACGCTCTACACAACGTCTCACATGCTCTAAAACAGGTGGATGACCATTTGCCCACACGTCAGCAAAGACTTGTTTCTTAAGTCCATACAGGAGCAACCTAGCGGCAACAAATTGATAGTTAGGAGTCTCTAAACTAATCAAGTCACTAGCAGATCTGATAAGAATTTCTTGGATTTCATCAGTTGTAATACCATCGTATAACTGGATACCAGAATTCATTTCTACTTGAGAAGAACTTACTCCTCCACCGAGACCTTCACATGCCTCTTCTACTACTTTATGAATTTTTTCTAAATTTAACTGTTCAACAGAACCATTACGTTTCTTGACTTGTGTACCGTGACCGTTGCTCATACTTTTTTCCAGTGGTTTAATTTTAATTTTGCTTCTAATCCTTGATAGACATTAGATTCTACCATTTTTTGCACGTCATGTCCAGCGAGAACCATATCATTGATATCTTTCTCTTGTATATTATTTGACCAGATGACTACTTTATCTCCTCTATCGACGGCGGTGGAGATTTTACTGACGATTTCTCTGTTACGAGGTTCGTTATCATAAACCCAAATATAATCGCTCCAACCAAACGACCTAGGATCAAGATCGGACCCAGCCATAGCAACCGAGTTTTCCAGGAACGTTGAGTCGAAGGGTCCTTCGACGATATAAATGGGTTCATTATGTTTTACTGTGTTTAATCCGAACAGTTTAGGTTTGTCTTCGTCCAACATGATCGTGATGTATCTTAGTTTTGCCTTAGGGGCTAGCGATCTGCCTTGGTATCCGAAGAGTTTTCCTTCCTTGTCCTTAAATGGGATGATTATACGGTCACTATCTTGTCTTAGAGTATCAAATGTTTTCTTTTGCTGATTTGTCCATTCCTTAAACTTAGGACAATAGTAGAAATGTTCTAGTTTTTTGATGCCTCTTTTTTCAAGATAGATACGTGCTGGGTGAGAACTATTTAGTTCAGAAATTTGCTCAAGATCAATATTTTTTGTATCCTTTTTTGCAAAAATTGGTTTTGGAAAATTGAACTTTGGATTGGGTGTAAAAGAACCCTTTCCAGTCTTAGATTTAGAGTCTCGAAACTTCTCCATGATGTAACGATCATGAAGTGTTGGGTCTTGATCCTTTAAAAAATTAGACAAAGTTCTACCAACGCCACAATTGTGGCATTTGTACACATAGTCGGTTTTGATTCTGAAAATATATCCCCTTGCTTTGTTCTTGTGCTTCTGTGAGTCACCACAATAGGGGCACCTAAAATTCCAAACGTGCTTACGTTTCTTGGCGAAATGAGATAATCGGAAAGATACTAGTCCGATGTATTCCTCATCAATTAACATTCATCTTCAAACAACTAGTCTTTGTATACTAGCAGAAGATGTTGGAGGAGTCAAGAAATTGTTATTTCTGATGATAGGTGCAACGATTTGTAACACTGTTACTAGTGTTGTAAGCACCGCTGTAGCACCTATAACAAATTTACCGTTAATATTTACCTGTTTCTGTAGAGCAGTTACTCTCTTGTGGAGAATCTCATTGTCCTTTGAATGATTCTCCTTCATTTCTTCGATCATCTTAATGATCAGTTGGTCGGAACTCTCCATTCCATCCAAACGATTCTCATGACGTTCTAAAATAATAGCTATTTTGTTACTGTTTGATGATATCTCACCCACAGCACGTTCTAACTTCTCTAGCATTTGCTGAGAAAGGTCTTCGTAAATATCTAGTTTGCTCTCAAGAACTGCTATATTTTTGCCGACCCCGAACGCCATTGTATTTTCCTAAATTAGATGTTTCTGATAGCGAAATCTAATGCTGACTGGAATGTAGCAGCATCTTTATTCAACATATAACGATACTGATCTTGCTTCTCGCCTTCAAGTTGTGCGTAGCAAGCAGCAATTTTTTTAGCAGAGAAATTATCTAGATTCTGTTGAGATCCATCACCAAAAGTGATCTTAGCAAAATCTGTTTCTCCAACTGTTCCAGTCATTTCTGAGGTTGCAACTTGTAGTGCAATGTCCATTGCGTCCATAGTTTGATTCTCCATAATAATGTTTCCTTCTGGTTCGACAGAATTTTTTTGTAGTTTCTTTGTCTGTGAAGAAGCTTTCTTCTTAAAGTCAGACAAACGTGCCTTCATTAACACGTCCATTTCAGATGTCTTGTCCTGCATAGATTTCTTTGCAGTTGACTTCTTGTCCTGAAGTGCCTTCTGACGCTTCAGTTTTTTCATTTGACCAATCTGCTTTTGAGCTCTCTCAGTCTCTGAGGGAACTCCGTATTCAGAAATAGTTTGTTTTTCTAGTTCTTCCTTCATTTTCTTACGGTTGGTGATACGTGAGAGCATTTGACGGGCACCTTTGGTACGTCCATCAACTTTATCTTGATTCGCTTTTTTATATTTCCGAGCAGATTTCGGATTAACAAATACGAATGCTGGCGGCATCGAAAGATGAGCGCCGTCTCCAGCGATCATTTCATTTAGATTAGGTTCAGTTGCCTTAGACATTCTTCGTCTATATCAGTATTTAGCGAGGGGGGTAGTCTATCCAAGAATTGCATAAATGCCCTAAGAATAGACCAGTGGTTTGCATCAATTTTATAAAACAAAAGCGGTGTCGCCGCGTCACCAAATGCATTATAAAGAATAATGATATGGTTCAATATGAGATGGACTTTGAAGTCACCTGAGGTTTCATATCTCCTGAGTAATCGTTTGATATATTTGAAACGTTTGAGATCTTCCTCAAAGTCCTCATAAGTTACAGATAGTGGATTGTCGTAGTGCTTGATAGCAAAGATCATCCAGTTTTCATGATTTAGTTCGTCAAATTTCATTCATATTAGTTAACGAATGTTAGTGTTGCTTCAGCAGAAATTTTCTCAACACCACCGATAGAGTTATTTACTTTAACTCTATACTTGTCTCCAGAATCAGCAGCTTGCTGACCTGTAAGGACAAGAGAAGCAGCATTTGCACCAGAAACATCGACGAATGCTGATCCAGCAACGTCATACTTCTGCCATTGATAGGTGAGTGAAGCACCTGCACCTGTAGAAGAAGCAACAACGGTAAAGGTTGCACCACCACCAGAGGTGTTCTGATTAGCAGGATCAGTATCAATAGTGATAACAGAAGTAACGTCACCGACCACTGCATCATCAGTAGCGTCACCACTTACCTGAGAACCATCTTTGAATGAAGCAATGCATTCTGCCTTATGGCGAGTGCTACCTGCTGCATCAGTATAAGTTCTGTATGCCCACCATCCAGGTCCTGAGATACCACGAGCTTTGTTTTCTGTAAGTTGTGCCTCTGTGAGACTTACTCCAAGAATTTGCACGTTAGTTGATTGTGAATCACCACCACGTAAAACGTAGTCAGCGAGTGCTTTAGGAGCAGTACGACGAACAGCACCTGCTAGAGAAGCATTTGTTGCTGCCGCATAGTTTGTACCCAGAGTAATCTGAGTTGTACTATCTACACTGTTAACGAAATAACGAACTCCACTGAGTTCAATAATGTCGCCTGCGTCGATAGAATCTGCAGCGTTTTTTGTTACGGTTGCTGATCCGCTAGTGACGCCGACTGCATTACTAAACGTTGCAGCGTCAATGAGTCCGAGGATTGGCATGGTTTTCTCGTATTATTTTCTGTATTTTATTTATAAAACTTAGTCTCTGGTTGCTAATGCAGCCTTAACTGTCTCCAATAACTTATCGTCCATGTCTGTTTTGGTAAGTTTTACCGCTTTTCCAAGGATGACTAGACATAAGTCAATTAACTTTTCTCCCAACTCTGAATCATCAGGAATTTTGTTTACTGCATCTGATACAATTTTAGATGCGAATGGTAGTAGGAATGATAGCATGATTAAAATTCACATAGTTTACATGTTTATTTATTCTTGTTCTTATGTTTCCACGCAGTAGCGTACGCGATGGATTTTTCATCCTTCGTTAGTTTACCATCTTTTGCGTATGATCTTTTGATGTGTTTGATCATACGCTCATACTTTTTTCCCTTCGGTGCCTCTTCTTTGACGTAAATATCCTTCGTTTTCTTAGGTTTATTAGGGTCTTTCCCATCGTCAATCTCAGGCATCACCTCGACTCTCTTTCCTTTTTTACCTTTAGGCTTGTCGTCGCATTCGCAAGCCTCAGTTACTTTTTTGAGGATCTATTCTTAGCAGCGATGATCTTAGTAACCTTCTTACGACGAGCATGTAAGTACTTATCTGACTTATCTACGTCACCATCGTTGTCGATATCAGCATCTGCCTTACCAACTGGATCAAGTTTCTCACCAAAAACCTCACGATTCTTAGCATCGTTAACAAAATGCTCATGCATTCCCTCAACAGTCACTTCTAATTCCTCAACAGGAACGTTATGGATAATTGTACCATGCTCACTCATAATATCATAATGAGTTACAGTTCCATCTTCTAAAAGAGTGTGCTCACCATGAATTACATCATACTCTTCTTTCTTATACTTAACTTTCTTAGCACAGTTATGCTTCTTAACCATCTTACCATCAACTTTCTCAAAATATTCTCTCATATCAGAGACAAAATACTCCTTAAGATGATAACCTTTGTCGTCGCAATGGTTGCAACCATCACCTTTACACTCAGGACACTTGACTTTATGTGATTCTTTTACACAGTTAGGAACAGTCTTACCACCTTTTTTCTTAGTTCCTGCTGCTTTATATCCTTTCCAACATGTAGATGCACCAACGTTCTTACGTGCTTGCTTCATGCTACCTTCTTCAATAACTTCTCTCTCGAAGATATAAAGTTCTCCATCTAACTCGAAGGATACCTCTTCTTTAGCAGTTCTTGCAGCCTTTTTAAACGCATCCTTTGCTGGATAGTCTTTGGAGCCAGGTTTCGCAGGAGATTCTCCTCTCTTTCTCTTTGCGTGGATGTTTGCGTAGAGTCCTTTCTTTCCTTCCTCAACATTTTCTGCTTCCTCTCTTGCTACTAGTTTTGTAGTATCTCGAATTTCAGCACCATGGGATTGTTGAACACCACCAGAAGCAGATCCCTGTCCTATAGTCATAGAACCTACAAGTGCAGTTGCAGGATCTGGAGCACCCGCATTTGCCTTAGGATCTTTACTAGAAACATCGTCACCTTTCTCTTTTGACTTATCACAAGTAGGAATAGTGCCTGTATCGAAAGCAGGTTTCTCGTAAGAACCAATAGGTGTCTCGACTTTCTCTTCTTCTACAGTGGACTGTTGGAATGTATCACCATCCATCCATTTTTTATAAGAGTCTATAATTGCTTCAGAATATGCGTCGTTATGTCGCACTGATGTTGACGGTGTTGGCTTGTCCATGAGTAAAAAATAGTGTTCTCCTTGGTTTATTTATAACTTCGTTGACTTCCCTGATGTCTCGCACCCATGCGCGGAACATCTCATTACTTTCAGTCACACAAATTACATAGTTTGGACCAGTGCGAATGATTTTTCCTTTTGCACCAGTGTTTACATTCATAACAGTCTTACCTTCAGTAAAGACATTACCTTTACGGAAGTTCTGTCTGAGTGCTTGTTCTTTTATATCTTTAAAAGTTTTCATTTAAAGTTAGCGGGTAGTCTATTAGCAATTTCTCGCATCAATTTTCTTGTATCTTGATCTGATAGTGACCTAGGAATCCCTTGGCGAAATGCCTTAAAGTCTCCATCATTAGCAGCACGTCTCATTTTAGTTCCAGAGATAGCAAATGTATCTCCGTCCGCGTCCCTGCTACCAGAAGATTCAATATAAATTTTACGAAAAGAATATTCAGTACCATTATATCTATGTAGGAACTTCATAGCGTTAACTCTATCAGATCCTACTAAAAAATGAACCTCATCATATCCTCTCATCATTAGATCTTGCATAATTGCTACTGGATCTCTAGGTCCAGAGATAATTTTACCGCTATGCTGCGGAAACATCTTCTTTAAATAAGAAAATTTTACCTGAGGAGGAAGAGGATTATCACCTTTTGTATTAACAGTCTGTGAGATATAAAGCAAATAATCATTTGTCCCTGCTGCACGCTTTACACTATTAAAACTCTCAGCATGACCAGTGGTAGGTGGTTGAAACCTACCAAATGTAAAGTAGCAAACCTTTCCGTCTAACGCCATTGTTTCTGTAGAGTAAAGTTATTGAATGCAAACTCCAAACGGTTAACGAACTTAATCATACTTCCATCTTTATGAAGGACATATCCCTCAGGAGTAGTAACCTTATACCCATTCTCAGTTTGAACAAATGTTCTGAACTTTTCTAGGTGATCGAGTTTATCTATAACCATTTGCTTTACTTCTTGCAACTCTTTATAGAGAGAAAGCATCGCTTTAAACTTAATCTCATTCTCCATGAGATAGTTTTCACTCTTGTATACAAGATTTCTTTTAGCAACAAGATTTTTTTCTGTTTTAATCTTTGCTAATTCTTTTGATGTTTTTGCATGATAAAAATTAGCAAGATTTTCTAGAGTCTGTGATACATTTCCTATTGATCTAGCGTTTTTAATCTCATCATTGAAAAAAGGTTTTAAGAAAGAAGATATATGAAACTTTGCGTCACCAGTTTTACCTTGAGCATCAACCAATTCATTCAAGAAATCACCAGATTCCCTACACATACGTTCAATTTTTTGAATTGACTGGTCAAACTTGTTCATCTCTACACGACTCATACCAACTTTATGCATAGGTGTATCATTTTTTATGATGAACACATCATTAGAGTCCTTAACATCAGCACCTGCTCTTGCCTGCATAGTAGCAAGGTCATCACCTGTATAATGTGTATGAAATACTACGCCGATTTTTGCTCTGATCGCCTTTGTTCCAAGATCATGATGCACAGGAACACCATAGGTAATCGTATTAGGTCTAAATGTGTATAATTTTTCTCCGTTAATGGTTTCATTTCTTAAATCTTTAGAAGTAAACATCAAGTCACCTTGCACTACACCCTTGATCTCTAGTTCTTTGAAATATTTTAGAGATGCTTTCAACTTTTCAGCAAGGTCACCCTCATAAAATGTATCTATGTCTTCATTAAAGAAGCATATCTTAGGATTCTCTTTATTGAACACAGATTTAGTTCCTACAAAAAATCTTTTTGTATATGGATGCACTCCACATATTACAGCAGGAGCACCATCCCATTTAGTTTGCATAAAACCACTACTCTCCTGATGACCAAGCATTTTTCTCAGTTCTTCAAGAAAAGAAACTGCTGCCTTACACCCCTCAACTCCATAGTTGAGCATCTCATCTTCCAAATGTTCTAAATGTTTGAGTTGTTTGATGTTAGCCATTACTTCTTAAAATAATCTCCGTTGCTGTGTGTAGGGTATACTTCAGAACCAGACTTAGATCTAATATTGAAACTAAAATCATATTCTTGAGTGGAGAAGTTTATGTTAACTCTCTTACCATATCCTTGAGATCCACCATAATCTATATCTATTTTACTACTGGATAATTTACTAGCACGTTCCATGAAAGTTTTGTTAACTTCATAGCAATGAAGAGAACTACCATCATAATGAACCATCCAATAACCATATCCAATACCACTAGCACAGAAATTTTCTAAGTTTTTCTTTGCTGTTCCTGTAATCTGATACGATTCTTTATAGTTATCTACAGTAGGAGTCTTATCATTAGGATCATATTTCTGAAATATATCTAAAAATTTCTGATGATCAATGTTGAACATATCTAAGTAATCTTTTCCCATCTGTGGTAGATTACCTTCTTGTAAATTTTGTTTAGGGAATATTGATAGTGCATTTCTACCTCCACCTCTTACACCTATGTTAAAAAATGATAGTGTACTACCAAATTTGACTGATAAATATATTTTCTTTTTCCCTTGACCACCAGGTTTTGCTATTGTTAATGTAATATCTGTTACTGTCTTACCTATATCTTTTGTATTCTTACCTTCTGCTGAAATGTAGAAAGCACCATTAGTTTCTCTCATAGGTCTTGGTTTATTAGCACCACCCTCTTGCTTCGCACTGACGAAACAAGTTCCAGGTTCAGCATGACATATAGCTTTTAATATGGTTGTAACATGGTCAGGATATTTTCCACCATGATCTACAAAATTATTAAAACTATTTGCTAGGTCTGCTTCATACAAATTTCCTAGGTTTACTTTAGGTCCACCAAGTTTTTGTCCACCAAAATGATGAGTCTTCTCTAAATCTGTTAAACTATATGTTGCTATTAGTGAGTCATCATGATCACTCTGTGACCCTGTTAACAATATCTTTTTCTTACCACCTTTTTGATTAGCACAACTAAGCATCTCTGCTTTTAATATCCTTACTACGCTTTCATTACTTAAATCTGAACTCTTATACTTTGACTCACTACCATCTTGAAACCTTACTACAATATCAAATACTTTTAAATATCCTCTATCATCTGACAACTCAAACAACTTTCCATTAGCAATACGATCTATCAACACATCGTCTCTTTTCATATATGGTTTCCCGTTACGGAAAAGTTGATCGAATGCTAGTTTAGCCATGAAAATATTTAAAAACCCCCCACTTATTTAGTGAGGGGTAAGGATTAGATGTCTCCTTCCTTGCGGACTTCTGATTTTTCAATATCAAACTTACCATCAGGGTATCTTGCTGCAAGTTTCATCATGTTAGTCATCACAACTGTTTGAAAATCTACATTCAGTGCGAGACATGCTTGTGCTAGATACCAAAACACATCGCCCATTTCTTTTACAAGGTGAGTTTTTGTATCCTCATTTAGTTCCTTACCTTGAAATGCTATCTTCTTAACAATCTCAGTAAACTCACCACC